CAATAAAGCCAGCATTAGTAGAATAAATATCATTATTATATCCCCCCACACTAGAAGAATAATCACTTCCAGTGACATCAATTCCTGAGCCTCCACCAATAAAGTTAAAGTTGCCCCCCGAAATATTTCCCAACGCTCCTCCAGCAATAGTATCATAATCTCCACTGATGTGGTGACCTAATCCCCCAGCGATCATTGATCCTGTGGAAGAAACGGTTCCGATTCCTACTCCCGCTATTATAGCTTTTTGTTCAGTTTTTATAGAATAGCCATCAGTTGTCGCTAATTCAATCGAGGCAGAGTCTCCTATAACATGTAATTTTTGAGTGCTATCTGGTCCCGATCCTATTCCCACATTACCTTCCATTGTAATGTCTTGGCTACCATCAATTGAAAATGCATTACTCCCTGCGGTTACCACCTTGAAGTTATTATTGCTAGGAAAACCCAAATAAGTGTCGGCGTCTCCATCATGAGCCAGATACTCATCAATCACCAATGTCCCTATACATGATATTCCTCCCGCTGTTACCTCTATGCCTTGATCAGTTGTGTTACCTTCTTCTGTTGTTTCCTGTAAGCTGCAACAAGTATGATCCTCGGTCGTAAGGTAAGTTTCGGTCGCTGAGTATTCTAATTTCCCGCCGTCTATGTGCGTAGCGTATCCACCGACCTTTAAGCATTCTGTTACCGTCAGGCACCCATCCAAAGTTACGTTTCCTGCACTGGGGAGATAAATAGGGAGCACAGGGGGAATTCCTGCCATTTCTACCCCTGTCATGGACCACACTTTCGGAGTTATCGCTTCGGAGCTGTCAACAACAAGTCCGAGACGCATAGGTATGCCTGTAGGCAGTGCATCATTGGGGAAGAGTGAAAAACGTTGGGTTTGAGTTTGTTTAAGAGGCTGAAGAGAAATTAAATTTCCTTCATTAATGGGCAAGCCCAGTGAGATGCCCACATTACCAGCCCTAACATATCTCATATCATTCAGAAAAGATAGGGAGATGTCTATTTGGCCTGTGATTCCCCTAGAACTAATTAGTTGTCCGTCGAAATATTTTTGTGAGTCGGCAGCAGCCGCAGCACTCATTCCCCCTGTGCTTGGGGGTGGAAAGTTTTCAATATTATCGGATTCGTTTAAGAATGTTCCCCGCGAATCTTTGTAATATATTTTGTCAAAATACAAATCATTCCCATATAAGAAGAATTCACTTCTCTGGACAGTCCCGTCGTAATTGACAACATCGTTTCTTACGGCGAAATCTTTAGTATAGGTTCCGAATACGTCTACGTTCTGTGGTACAGTGAAAGTAAAAATAGCATCTGTAGTGATTCTATAATCAGGATATACAAGGTCTCCATTGATATCTAAAATACTTATTATTTGACCGCTAATAAACGGATCTTGTGTGATTGCAGAAGAGGATGACAATATTCCCCCAACGGGATTTCCTAAACCAAATTGGAGGGTGACATCTCCTCTTGTGTGTATACCGCTTCCTGTTGTCACAGATACGAGATCGCCTGTATCTACATTAAACACAGTCTCAAATTCCTTGATGTCTAAGGTGGTGAAGGCTCCTTCATAATAACTGCTAACAGAAGAGGTTCCCACGCCTACTTTTCCTGTATAAGGGTCACCTGCCCCTTCGTATATTGCGTATAGAGCGCCAGTGTAAGTGCCACCTCTAGATAAAGTATACGGAGCGGAATCTACCACACTCACATAGCCAGTGCCCTCTCCTCTAATATCTCCAATCGGGGTATCCCCCCCAATTACTGTCCCTGTGGACATATAGGTGTTTGAATATGGGGCGGTGTACCCTGTGGGTAATGTCGCTCCCACTCCTACAAGATTAACAAAGCGAGCGCTATTCCACTGATGAAGATTTGCTAATGTGCCGAGCGCTCCTCCCGCACCAGTTGAACCTGTCGCGTAATCATAAGCCCCCGAACCATAAACATAAGCCCCGTCGTCTTTGGTGTGTTTTAAAACTGTATATCCTGCGTCCATTATAAAATTGTTATTTGGTTAACAAAAGATCTATTGAATACTAGCAATTCATCGTAAACCACAAACATTCCCTCACAGTCATAAGGGGAATCAAAAAAAGCATTAAGCCGTGGGCTTACTCCGTTGTTGCCTAAGGCATTTACACAAAAATTAAACACACCCACTTGGCTCAAACCCCCAATTCGATGTCCTGTGGTAGTTACAGACTCGCTTATTACTGATCCATTGGGTTGGGTTAAGCGTACATTATAACCTGTGCCATCTTCTACCTCACTCCACATTCCTGTAATAGAGAAAGTGTCAGCAGCGGCATCTGGGATTCCCGTAGTGAGAGTTTCTAGCGTGGGGGAAGCTAGAGTGGTATAAGTAGTTCCATTAATAGTTTGCGCGACCTGATAACTGTAAGTATCAGCTTTGTTTTCTATGCTGATACTTTTTTCGATTAGATTAAATTTGCCTGTATCATATTTAGTAGCACTAATAAGGTATTCGTTTGGGGCGCTCTCCTTCATCGCGATGACTTTATAAAGAAAAGGGCTTGCGTCTCTAATTTCAAATTTTGCAGGACTTCCTAATTTGACAAAAGGTAAGAGGTGGGGCTTATCGAATCCAGAAAGCAACGACCCATATGGGCTGAAGCCCTCCAGCTGTAATTGAGTAGCAGTACTTAAAAGCTTCCCCGTAACAGATAATACAGCCATCTGGTCAGGGGAAGCGTTTGAAATTTCTGAGTCCTGAACCCCCCCGTATGGCTGATTGCCGATAAAACTGTCCAAATCAAATCCTGAAAAAGTAACCCCTGCGGATTCTCTTTGAGTCCCAGTCATTACCATCGGCGCTATTTTTCCTGTATTAAAATCAACTAAATTTTGAGTGCCAGTTTCCTCCGCAATAAAATCTCCCGAAGCTAAATCGAAAGCCCCTACGTTCCCCGCTCCTGTTCCTGATGCAAATGTCCACCCCGTTACTGCTGTTTGGAAGTAAAGAAATGTCCCGCTAACGCCCGTGTATAAGCCATATTGTTGATAACGGAGATCACCATTTGCCGCACTTGTATCATAACCTGGGGTATAACCTGAAAATTGGTAATCTCCTGTATACCTTATCCATGGCGCACCGACTCCAGTTACAGTGAAACTGTCGTAACGAACCCTATAGATATCATCGTATGCTCTTGTCTCTTCAATTGTATCTCGTCCCGTGGGGTTGTAGACGGTGAATTTTCCCGAAAGCATGTCGCCACCATCAAAGGAATTGCTTATTCTGATTGTTTCATTTGTGGGGTCTACAGCCAGAATTTTTCCGAAATTAGCTTTATTAGTTTTTAATTCGTCTTCGATAGTTATTAAGTCCCCAGGTTGACACAGGAGACTTTCTAGTCCTGCTGTAAAGGCGACGGTTTGGTTTTCATCAATCGAAGAAAAAATTGTATGCTGGCCCACGCGCCTAGCCATTGCGCGAGAAGTTATGCCCACCCCTTGTATTCGGGTTTTAAAGACCCCTCTTTCTCTGATGTCTTCTTCGTCTTCTATAACCTCGACTTTGGGAGAGAAGTTATCGAAGCGATCCTTAAAGCTTATTTCTATAGTATTGAATTGCTGATCTCTTCTATTGTTTGAATAGTAAAACTGACCTTCTTTTACAGATTCATTAGTAAACAAATTAATAGGCTCTCTTGGACGGTCATCGACAAAATTTATTTCTGAGTTCCCGAAGAAAACTCTCCCTCTAAATATGTTGGTGATGGTGGTAATGGCATCGTAGAGTTTTTGCCCTCTCTCGAAAACTATATTGCAAGAAAATCTGGGTTCTAACCCTCCACGACCATCGGTCACTCCTTCGAAGGAACCGTTATCATCTACCGCATCACAAAATCTTCCTATTTTATATAGCTGCCATTTGTTAATTTTATTTGCATCGACATGATTCCCCATCCCATAACGGTTATTGGTGAGAAGATCATATAAAATCCAAGCAGGATTATCGGTCCATTGTAACTCAGGATTAAATCTTCCATCCCAATCTCCCTCATATATCTGCTTACTCCCTTTCGAGGCCGCATCGAACTCATCGATGGTGTTATAATATCTTTTCGAGGGGTTATAGTTATTTGGAATTTTTACTAATTTTAACTTACAATCGTAAGTGCGTTTAGGAATGGAACCGAAAGCCCTTGAATCCAGCTTTGTGCCCACAATCGCTGAAAGCGGGTAAGGCATATTAGAGTTAATAATTTCGGTGACCTTATTTAGACTTACTACTTTGTCCAACAAGACAGAATTAGTTTCATAGGACAATTTAGTTACCCTGACAAATCGCTTTTCTACACTATCCTGATCGATAGTCCCCGCTTCAATTCCTGTTTCAAGTTCGTGGTCAGCTATATTTACGGGAGGTAGTTCAAATGGGACGCTTAGGTCTGTCCTTGTATCTCCTATATCAAGAATAAAATCTCTACCATGTGACGCCCTGCTACTGTCAGGATTTCCGATATCAACTAATGTTTGACCCTCTATTAACGCTACTATTCTAAAGGTATAGGTGTTGACGACGGTTTCACCCCCTATTGCGCCGTTTTCATATTTCCCTGCGATACCTGTCTCTACTTTTATATTTAAAACTGTAGGGAATTTAGTCCCAGCAGGTCCGATGGGGTCCGTTTGATGGGGTAAAGTATCCGACAAAGCCTGTATATTTAATGTAATAAAAACTTGTGTTACATTGGGGTTATATACAGTATGCACACAAGGAAGCGCTTGTTCCTCCCAAGTTATTAAAGACTTACCCCCCCAACTTGAGTAACGTTCGATTCGGGGCTCGTCGGGGTCGGGGTTTCTAGTATCATCACTTCCCTCTTTAATAGGAAGACCTAATTCCATGCCTAGATTAAAATTAGTCGCGTTTAAGCTCAATACCTTTTCGCGAGTAAGAGCGAATTCATTTTGGGCGAGTCTTTGTGGTGCATTTTCATCTACATTTGTCCCCAAGTTGACTCCCCGAGATAGAGTCCCGTAGGGGCCGAAAAGTTCTTTATTATAAAAGTGATCTATAAATATTCTTTGGAAGGATCTTAAGGGCGTTTGGGTTTCTTCTCCTTTTTTGAGTTCAGCTAAAACATTGTTATAATTAAATTTTAAATCCCCCCCCCCAACTGATTCGGGAGACGCTGAAGTAACGTTCATGAAGTGAGTCGGCCCAGAGCCCCGTTGGTGAGTATATTCAAAAGTTGTTATATTTGCTAAAAGATTTGGCATGGTGTCCCATTGGTCGTCGTTGCTTATAAATAAGAACGTATCGTTGAACGCTCCGTCGATGTACCAGTGCTGATTCATTAATGTATTTTCAATCTTACCATGCGGGAAATTAACAACTATAAACCCGTGCATTTTACCTGTTAGGTTGCCCTCGTCATCTATTGTCGGGCAAGTACAATCCATATAGCGGCAACCTCCAGCTGGTAAACTGGATGAACCGACACTCCCACCTCTGAGACTGTTCTGAATCTGCCACAGCAGAGTCGTCCCATAAGGAAGGGTTTTCATGTTTTTCAATTCTCCCCATGTTCTCCCTTCAACCTCGGTCGATGTCCCTTCTTCCTTTAGGATGTTTTTAGATAGATTTGGGTTATCCTCTTCGACCTTAACTATGAAGTATGACCCCTTTGCGGCACCACCGTTAATGAGCCACTTGGTGAGTAGTCCTGCTGTATTTACATTGTTTGCATTGTCTTCGGTCTGAGGAACAGTCCATCCCAATTCACCAAGGGCTTTTGCTGCTAGATCTCTTTGGTATAGGTTAAAAGTGTCGGGGGAGAGGGTGTTCCTGCTATTATTCCATAGAGCGAGAATTTCAGCTATTTCCTCTCTGACAAAATTTTCAGCGGAGTCCGTTGTTCTAGTAAATTGCCCATCCTGCACAGTAGGGTGACCGAACCCCCAAAAAAACTTGGAGGCAGCTAATGTGCTGGCATCTGTCCAATATAAAGATTGAGGTCTGCTCTGTGCATTAGCGTGTAGCTGATCGTCCTCCAACGTTCCTCCCCGAGGAAAGTGTTCGTCTCTAAAGGACGCATCAAGTTGGTTGTCTCCGTCGCCTCCATAGTTTAATTGTCCGTCGAGATACCAAAAAAATCTTTGAGCGTTTAAAGCATCGTTCATAAAAGCCCTAATGTATAGGGTTACCAAAGGAGTGGCCGTCTCCCTGCTGCTGAAGTAAGCCCTCCGACTTTGGAAGAACATGCTTATATGGCTGGGGGCGACTACGGCTTCTTCGGCACTCACCTCCCCTCTCTCCCCGTTATGGTATAAAGTAGATATTTTTCCGTCTTGGCTAAGATGTTTCTGGTCGAGAAGGGCAAGGCCGAAACTTTTTAGTGCCCTTATCCCCGTGCCCGCCCCGCTGTCCAAAGACATTGAGGTAAAGGTGAGTTCTTCTTCTTCTGCGGATGGCATTTCATTCGCATTGGAAGGGTCAGTCCCTATTGCTATAGCAGTATCATTAAGATAAATCCCTTGCAGGATGTCTATCCCTTCCATTACTCTTCCTAAAGGATTAACTAAACCCGCGATAGGTCCATCACTAATCAGATCAATAGTTTCGGCATAACTAAAGGAGGCTCCGTATTGTAATTCCCCCATATTAGGGGGCAAGAAAATAGGAGGTTTGGGTTTTTGACTATTTTTACCCGCACCAGCGACCTGTAACTTCTTTAATATGTGGTTCATTAAGACTCTGCGCTTATGGCGCTGGTGATAATAATAATGTCTTCGCTCAATCCTAAAGAGTCTTCTCGCTGCTGGGACGGGGTAGGAGGTGCTCGCATGGCTTGCTGTGGCGCTTGGTGTTGGGGGTATGACTTAATGCTCGCTTGTATCACTT